CCGCTGTGAAGCGGCCTCTTCTCACCTTGCGGTGGCACATGCTACTGTAAGTAACATGGAGTCTCTAATCTTATTAGATTCGTGCATGATGCACCAGGGATTCCCCCTGTCCTAGGAGAACGACAAACATGCCATCATCTTTTGGAGGTCTAAACAAATCAATATCTGTCCGAGTAAAACAGGGCGATATTGTTGGTGCTGCTGGATTTGACCAGTTGATAACCAATAAATTTGGTTCATCAACGAAGCATTACTCTTCCACTTATGTGAAAGAGATCCACAACACAGCGAAGGCGGCGGGAAACAAGTTTGCTCCCACCAACTATCGTAGTTTTGTAGCAAAGCATGATATACGTAGTTTCGATATCACTGAAACTTACTATAACAAGCTTTTGGGCAACCCAACCTACCGATCACAAGGTAGGCGAAAGTTAGCTCAAGACTCCTTAATGTACACAGGTACACTGCTGTCCAGTGGACGGCCGTGGCCCAACGTACCAGAGAACCTAGTTAATCGGGTGACGACACAAGCGCTTAACAACGCTCATGATCAACACATCGACATAGCCACAACTATTGCAGAGTCTAAGAAGACCTACAATGAGTTGGTTAGCTTGGTAAGACAAGTTGCTTTAAGTTATAAGCAGCTTCGTCGTGGCAACTGGAACGCCGCACTTCGGATCATAACTGGATCTAAAGTCGGGAAGGGAGTTAACAAGAACCCTTCCAACGCTTGGTTACAATACCAATATGGTATTATGCCTATTATGCGTGACGCCCAGGGGCTGGTTTCTTTGCTCAATGCCTCCTTCAAAGCTGAAGGAGCACACTTTGTAGCAAAGTCGTCAGCAGTCGAATCAGTATTTTTGCTACCAACGATTCCTCCCACTAGCTGGAAACAGTTTAGTGAGGTTCAGTCGTTGAAGTACGGTGCCACAGCGAAGTACTATTTTCGCATCGATGACACTGTACTGGAGATGCTAACCAACGCGGTTAGTTTGCAGCCTTTGACAGTTATATGGGAACTTCTTCCATATAGCTTCATCGTTGATTGGTTCTTTCCAATCGGCAGCTTTCTCCAGGCAACAAATGCTACTGTAGGCTTGACATTTTCAGATGGTTACATCGGTCGAAAGTCGACCTTTGATTACCGTCTAAGCTACTGGCCAATCTTTAACCCTGCGAATTCTATCACAGGTAGATTACCAGAATCGCACATACGCAACGTGTGTATGGCGCGCACTAGGATTTCTTCTTTTCCTAGTGCGAAGCTTTACGTCAAGTCCCCGTTCTCCGGTTCACACGTGACTAGTGCACTTGCACTTCTCACCAACCTCAGAAGGTAGCAATATCGCTACCTGATCACCTTAAATGGAGGCTTAATATGCCCCTTCTACAGGCTATCTCCCTAAATGATCGGGAGACAACACCAGTCGCACACGTTTTCAACCCACATGACTCTGTCAATGGTGTTGGTATCGTGAAGAATACGACTGGCGTACCGCTCGGCGCCGAGACGCTGACGGTTTCGATGCGTGGATCGCCAAACGGGCGATACCGCGGTAAAGTGAACCTTACGGTTCCCGTTGTGCAAACCGAAACTATTAACGGCATTTCGACGCCAGTAGTAGTTCGGACCGCATACGTATCACTGGAGGTCACGTTCTCTGACAAGAGTACGCTTCAGGAACGGGACAATGTCATCGGCATGCTTGCTGACGCATTGGCTCCTTCCAAGACCTTGGTCAATGATGCATTGGTAAAGTTGGAAGGTGTGCGCTAATGCGCATGCCTACAATTATACCGGTCTTCCTGCTCCTCGCTTGTGGAGCAGCTGCCGCTTTAGGCAGTAGCATCGGAAACAAGATGTTAGGTCATATGCTCGAATACTATTCCGAGCAGATTGGCCTTGAGTCTAAATACCCTCTTTACAATGGTATTAAGTCAGACCCTCGGGTATTTCTTGTTTAACCAGTGATCCTTAGGGCAATAATGCTCTAAGGTAATCTTTCATAAGGATGAATTCCATGCGAGATTCGAAACGGGACCAACGTCGAAATAAACATTTTGACGTTAGGTTACCACCTCATCTGCACGACAACCTTGTTGATGATCTTGGGCGAGCCCTTGAATCATCCATAGGCATTCTGCGTAACGGAGTTTCCAACTCCATAACATTTAAAGCAGAGTGGCAGCAGGCAATGATGATGTCGAAATTCTCCGACATTACAACCAAACCTGCAAATGAACGACGAGAGTCAGCCATTAAGAAATGGCTGCTTGCAGAGTCACGAAACCGAGCGACTAACACGCGATTGCTCATCGATGAATGCAACTTCCCTATCCATTCGGAAAAGGCGGTTGTTACATCGAAAAGGCTTAAGCGTGTGGCCCGAAAAGTGATCTCATCGATCATTGGTGAAACCCCGCCTGACGACATCATGTCATTAGGTGGTTTCACCGGGGGCGCCAGCACACGTGTCAAACGTGGACCTGGTGCAATAGCGCAAAAGTTCGTAGGTCAAGCACATGTCACCCAAGAGGGACTAGAGGTATTTCGCACGAAAGTGCTTCCTCTCTACCCTGCTTGGACCCATCTTTATGTTACTGGGGAGTTCTCTCCAGTAGTTGTTGATGGCAGCATGATGTTCACAGTTCCAAAGAACTCTGAGATCGATCGGGTTGCCTGCAAGGAACCCGAACTAAACATGTACATGCAACGTAGCTGTGGATTATATATCCGTCAGCAATTACGTCGCAATAGGATCGACCTTCGCGATCAATCCATTAACCGTGGGTTGGCCAAAAAGGCATCTATCGATCGCCACTTAGCGACGATAGATCTTTCTAGCGCCTCAGATCTAATCAGCACACAGCTGGTTTACGATCTGTTACCGTTAGACTGGTTTCTCCTTCTTGATAGCGTCCGTGTAAAAACGGTCGATATTGATGGGGACAAGCACGATCTGAGCATGTTCTCGTCGATGGGAAATGGTTTTACCTTTGAGCTAGAGAGTTTACTCTTCTATGCTTTGGGGCGAGCCATCAACCATCAGCGAGGGATCAGAGGTCGACTGTCCGTCTACGGTGATGACATTGTCACACCAACGTCTATCGCACCTTTCTATGCGAGAGTTTTCTCCTGGTTCGGTTTTGTCATTAATTCGGCAAAATCGTTCTGGACGGGATCCTTTCGTGAGAGTTGTGGTGGTCATTATTATGACGGCTTCGACGTAACCCCCTTCTACATACGGGCTAGAATAGCAACAGTTCCAGATCTAATATTGGTTCTTAACCAATTGCGGAAATGGGGTGCTGGGCTATTCAATATCGACTCGAGTGTTGGCAACGTCTTTGCTACCATCTGGACTCGATATTCGAAGTATGTTCCACCTATGTTACACGGTGGGAAGGATCTGGATAGTACTACGTCACTTGCGACGGAATACGGGAGCCCAAGAAAAGCTCTCGCACCTGTCAAACGTGATGTCAGTGTGCCCCAACTCGGGGCATACATCCAGTGGTTACATGTAACAAAGGACCGCCGTGAGGCGCCCCCTTGTTACCGCGGGTTGGATATCCAAGCGAACACGGTTAAACGTGTTTTGCTTGCCAATTGGCTTAAGAAGGACTTCCATACTTCTATGGAAACTTCGGACGCCCACTTCGAACTAAGCTTTTACAAGCTCGTTCGAAACCGCCTTTGGAAGCAGGAACTACATCCTACCAGCGAATGCTGGTACTTGGATGTTCCTACGACCTGACCACGATTGGTTAGGTTGGTTGGCTTTGAACGGC